CTGACTCTGAACTGCACTGTTTATAATCTTTCCAAGAATTTCAGGGTCAACGGTTGCCCGTAATTCCTCAAGTTCTTCTTCGGAAAGACATTCCTGCGCAATCTTGCCAGTATCAACTTTTGGCTGTTCGGGAGACTTGCTTCCCTCTTTCAGCTTTTCCACTTCCGTCTGAAGAGTGCCAATAATTTGGCCAAGCTCGTTACTGTGTCCCCGTAAATCTCTATTTTCGGCAATAAGCCTGGGAACTTCAGCATCGTACTTGCCCTGTAAGACATCAAACTTATGCTGATAGTCTACCTCAGCACTTACAGGGGGTTCAGACGGTGGTGTAGCCGGTGACTCAGAAGGAGGTTCCGCCGGAGGTTCTTGCCCTGGAGGAATAACCTCTCCAGGCGGTTCCTCTGAAGGATCTTGTTTTTCTACAGCCGGAGGATCTTGCTCTCCGTGCTGTTCCTTCCAAAGCTTGTCAGCCTTATCTTTCTGGTCTTGTACCTGTTTCGGCAATTTCACGTTAGCATCTTCCATTATGTTCACCTTTTAGAGCGGGATTATCCCGTCTTCTTATTTAAAAACCTTGCGAGCGATTGCATCTGCTAATCGTTTTCGCATCGGTTACAAAAAAAACCCCGTCAAAATTAGATTCATCTTAAGATTCTAATCCCAACGGGGCTTATGCGCGGTTGGCTTGGTTCCTGACGAGCGGTTAAGGTGGCCAGGAACTGTATTTTATTATAAGTTTTTTACTTTATGTGTGTCCTCCCTTAATATTTTCTCAAGCCCTGATATAGCCTGTTTCATGGCTCTGAGCAAGACTTTAACTATTAATTTAGTTTCAAAAGTCATGGTTTAACCTAACGTCCAGTTATCCTATACACCCCAAAGTGTAATTAATATAATCCCGGCACTATAAGCTGCATCTGTAAATGTACCATTAGCCAGATACAGATATTCATTGGCAGCAGGTAATGCAGTGAGATATACAGGGGTTCCAGCAGCAAGATCGCCGGAATCGCACAATTGTGTTTCATCTAAAGCGGTGACAAGCGTATCCTGAGCGCCGGTAGCTACAGTAGCAGAATACAAGTCAATATCTGGATCTCCGCCTGCCATGTCTTCAAAGACATCAATTCTACCGGCTATAATCGTGCCATTAACAGCGGCAGTTATCTGTCCTATGTGACAATTAGCAGCACCGACATCTACACCAAGAATATCGTCATTAGCACCGCCACCGTGAAGTCCTGTCAGATCAATCAAGATTTCGGTTTTATAAATCCCACCGATTTTTGTAACATTATGTTCACAAATTGTTCCGGTACCAGCAGAAATGCCAATTCCGGGGGTCATATCAGAAAAAATATTGCCATCCAACTGATTCAATTCTGCCGCAGTAGTCGTTACTTCCGTTCCTTTGTTCGTACCCAAAAAAAGCTTGTCTGCTCTGCATTTACCTAATTTAATATCTTCGCGAAATGACATAATCATTACCTCTTAGAACCGGCTATTAACCGTTTCGGTTATGGCCCGTCTCCGTAGAGACCGTTCCTGGTTATCTCTTCAACTTTTTAATAACGTTCGTTGCTTCATCCGGGCCGGAATAGAATAACAGGTCAGTCAGAGCCTGAAGCGCTCCCTGGTTCCACGGTATCTGTATTCCTTCCGTCCTTATATTTTCTCTAGACAATCTCAATTTTTCCAGCTCCAGCCACTCAATCACGGTATTGAAGTCTTGGTTCCGGGATAACCTGAAAAAAGCTTCGTTTAAAGTCAATAAACTATCTTTTTCTGTAGGCATACGCAAAATCATTTTTTAAGCTCTTTCTTATTTGTGGTTTGTTTAAGAAAAGATATTTTTGCCAGATTTTCTAATCGTATTTTACTACCTTCGCCGCTCAGTAAACTTTGATTGACATTGACAAGGGTTGCAAGGGCTTTATTAATTCCAAGTCCCACTTTTCTCATAATTTTGGCGTATGCTTTACTAACCTGATCGTCCGGTGTACATACCATATATCCCTTGCCCCTGAGATTCATGAGACAAATTTGATGATTTTCGAGAAGGCTATCTTTCAAATTTTCTACACTGCCAAGCCATTCAAACTGATATTTCTTATAAGCTTCCAAAGTAGTCGGTTCTTCTAATTCAATAAAATCATGAAGTTTTTCCATGGATATTATAAAATCATATCCTTTTAAAGCAACGAGTTTAATAATTTCATCTTCCGCATTTTTCCATCCAGGATATCTTTTAAGATCATCTGTGTTGATTTCTGCTATTTGTGCCGTCATGCCTTCTCCCTATAAGTAAAGAGTGCCTCGCCTCGCCTTGCCCTGCCATGCCTTGCCTGGCCACGCCACGCCAAGCCAAGCCATTATTTAAACTTTTTCTATTTCAAACCGTCCTAACCTGGGCCTCATCTCACAAAGACCAACATATAACCCAGAAATAGTAATACAATTTAAAAGCGTTTCTTCATTTATTACATTTTCATCATAGAGAATTGTACAAATCAAATTCCATTGCTCAAATATAGGCCGTGTCCTGATTATTGTATTGCGTTGCACTGCAACTGCCCGCCGATCAATATGCTCGATTGTATATAAAGCATCAAGATCAGGACAGGGAATATCTTTATTTGTCACTATAACATTGCCATTGCCCTTAAATTGTAACTGACAATAATTATCATCAATATATACACCCTCTTCAAATTTCTTACCATTTTTGCTTTTCCTGGCTCCCATAACAAAACATTTTTCGATATTACGGCCAGGAATACAAATTTTCCCTTCAGGCGAAAGATAAAGGCCAGCTTCCCATTCGATCCGACCAAGCAATAATAAATCGGCTTCTGTTTTGCTGCGTTTTGCTGAAAGAGGCTTTATCTTCTTATAATAAGCATTTAAAGGATCAACCGCCTGATTATTATGCAACATTATTGGAGCAACTCCTACTAATTTTAGATCATTTTTTTTCATCTTATCCTTTCTCTTCCCTTCATAATCTCACATTCGTCCTTACCATATGTGCCGAATATTTTTCCGTACTCATAGCAGGCGGATTTTGCATTTTAGGTTCAGTGACAAAAGCTACAAGCTCACCTGCTTTAAAAATAAACAGGGCCTGCCACCATTCGTCAAATAATATCCGCTTACTTCGCTCAACTCTTACTCCATTTGCACTCATCAACTTTTTAAGTTCAAGCTGTCGCTCTACTTCATTTTTCAGCTTCGGAGGACAAAAAACCCCACAGTCCTCAAGAGCTTTCTTGAAACAAACCATCATAAACAGCACGGCCTTGGGCTGATTTTCAAATCTATATGCCTTAGATTTTTTCAAGGCTTGCTCAACCATAGGCTCTAATACGGTTTGCAGCATGTCACATCCTCACATTCGTCTTAACTTGATAATGTACTGATATAAACATATTAACCAAAAGGGGCACTCCAATAAAATAGGCAAGCTCTCCCTTTTTGAAAATATACATCCCGTTCCGCCATTCATCTTCACCTGAATATTTGTTGGGCCTATTTTCGATTTCAACATCCCCTATTGCAGTCTGGAGATTTCGCATAATGGCTCGATAAGCGAATGGAGATAATTTTAGTCCAATACTTTCTAATCCAACCAGGGTAGCTTTCAAAAAGCACCGGGTAGCCTCTCCGAACACTCTGTCTTGGCTAAGCCCTGAGAAGTTATAGGTTTTGGCATTTTTGACGGCATCTTCCACCATATCCTTGTCGAGTTGGGGAAGATCCTCAAGATATAGGTCATTTCTAAAGTCTCTGGCTTCTTGCATTATTTCTTCCCTTTCCTGGTCTTTCCCTTTGAGCATATCGTGTGTCCACCTCTCGGTCCTGCCTTCGGAACAATTTCACAATGCATATACTTCTTTTTACTTACCTTAACGGTCCGGGTTCGGATGCTACCACCGCGTTTCTTGACCTCTTTTTTGGGCATTACATCCCCCCCATCGGCTGCCCTGCCAGGTTAAGAGTTCTTGGTTTTGCTTGTGTCGGCTGTCCGCCACCGCCCTGCGCTGGTTGCCCTGATGCCATTTGCATTATTTGCTCAGGCTGTGCGCCCAAGGCCTTGGCAATATTCTGCACCATTACCTGGATTTTAGCTTCTTGCATACCATCTATAATACTTTTTTTGTCAGGGACAATCCGGTCAACCGGCAACTGTAACGATCTAGCCGTCTCCCGCAATATCTCAGCCCTACCCGCAGGTCCGATAATCTGATTATCGACAGGATTATTTGTAAAATTCAGAAATTCCATCCTGCGAACCTGCAAAGACTCCAACATCATCAGATATTGAGAGGCTCGAGCTACAATATTGATATCACCCTTGGCCTTGTCCGGCTCATATAGCATTATGTGTTGCCAATAGGCCTTAACCGCAGGCTCTATAACACCCTTATCAAGATTGCCCACGACATCCTTGAGGCCCTTGTTGGCTGCATTCATCAGCATTGAGAGCCCGCTAGCTGTGCGACCGGCTCCCCCTACCTTTTCAGACCCATAGATATAAGCCGGAATTCCTGTAACTTCCGATGCCTGTTTGAAAAAATAGTCATAGGCCACTCGAAGTGACTCAAGAATCATATTCGGCTGAAAAAACTCAATCGGCATTCGACCGCTAGCGAATTGCTCCGCCTTGAATTGCCATATTTTCCAGGGAAACATAGTCTCAATATCCATGCCAGGCTGTAAAAGATCGGTCAAAACAGCAACTTGAGGCCCTGAAGCTATACCACTATTATTGACCATGGCTCTAGCAAATGAATTACATATTTTCTGGATATCATCCATCAACTCCGGCACGCCCTCGCCCCAGATACTGTCAGGGTTGTCATCATACGAGGCCGAAAAATAAGGCCGACGGCTCAAAGGATCTGAATTTAGCATAGCAGATATTACCGTATCGCCGATCAGCCACGCTTCGACGTTATATTGATCGGTAGCTACAAGACCATCTTCCATCCCCCATTCAATAAGCTTGTCGCCTGAGACTGATCCCCAAAATTGGAGAGCATCTATTAATTCGCTCCTGCCTGCCTCTATTGATTTATTTTCCAGTTGTTGGCGCTCTTGATCGTTTGCGAGCCAAAACTTTAATTCTCCCATTTCGTAACTGGAGAGAACTGACCTAATGGCCTCCTCACTGTATCCTTCCACACCTATCAAATCATGGAGGGCCTGCCTTGAAAGACGATGTCGTTCAATAAAATCTCCTTCCTGAATATTTTTTGCCGTTCGAGAAGGATAAATATCAAAAGGACTTATGCGTTCCCAGTGCTTTTTAAGGACTTCGTTTACTATCGGCTGTCCCTGTTCGTCCCACTCAAGAGCCTTTTCCATGCGAGTAACAGGCCCCTTGAGTACACAAGCAGGGAAAGTGGTTATATCCCATAATAAAGCGTCTATTGCCATGTAAAAACCTTCTTCAGTAAGATCATCATGAATTTCAGTTTCCAGTTCTTCATTTTCCGTTTGCGCCTGATCTTTTAGCTCTTGCAAAACATCATATTTCCATTGTTTTGCCTGTTCCTTAAAGGCATTTTCATCGAAATCAATGCCTGCTTGCTGGTGGATCATAATACTCTCTTGATATCTGGCTGCTATCTCGGCAGCTACCTCTTGTTCGGCATCTCCGGGCAACTCCGGCACAGGCGTAGGGATAACTGCAAAAGGCTTTTCTTGTGAAAGAAAAATATCCTTCATCCAGGATTTGGCCGCTCGACACTTCGTTTTGGTCAATTTGATAAATACGTCTGTACCGCCCTGAGCCGTAATCATTGCCTGGGTTGCGGCATCATATACCCCTTTGCGAAGACGTAAACATTTTAACAAACGGGGCTCAATATCCTGCTCTTTGGCTGACTTGTGATCCTGCCACGTAGTCTTTATGTGTGCAGCCAAGGAGAGAATGAGCGGTTGACTTTGCTCATCTTCAGCCTCTTTTATGGCATCCTGGTCCTGTTGTAACAGCTCGTCGGCTGACTGGATAGAGACAAGACCTCTGTTGGAGGTGGTCGCTATGTCTGATGTTATAAGATCTGGCATTATTGAATCTCCGACAAGATTATTTTCTACTTCATAGACAAACGAAAAAACTATTTTCTCCAACATCAGACAATTTTACATTATCAACAGTTTTTAGCTTACCAGACATAATTTCCTCTCACAACTCTCCGTAATCCCCCGCAAATTTTAGCAGGCTGAATAAAAGGTGTCATGGCACAGATTAAAGCCATCATGGCTGGAAATCGGTCTTGCTCTGTCTGTTTACGGTCCTCATTTGTCATACTTTTCAACTGACTATACATAATCGTTTCATTCGGAACGCTCAATGCTTTCTCTTGTTGCCATTTTTGTACTGATAATATTCCTACTAGCCAATCTGTAATTAACGCAGGTTGTAGACTAAATAATGCCAACCCTGGCCGTTTCGTTTTGTAATCATTTAAAGCTACCACAAAAGCCTTGTTTGTACCATCAGTACCCGGCTTATAAATCACAGCCGGATTATATTGAGCGTAAACTACCGTGCAACAACACTTTTTGACTTGCGCGGCCAATCCATCGAATAACGCAGGCAAAAGCGTGTGCTCTTCTTCGGCAATAATTTCCACCGGTCGATGCTCAACCCCAGGATTGACAGGTTCTCCCAGTTTGTCGGCCAAAACACAAAAGTATCCATGTTTTTCGGCAGTCGGCCAGGCCAGCCCAGTTACAATCTTCGAAGACTGAGAAACTGAATCGTCTTCATATTTTACGAGATACTGACCAAGCTGTTTTACGGTTTCTTTTATTGGTTTCATAACCCAGGGAATAATGCCTCTACGTTAAAAATATCCATTAATGCATATTTACAGGCGTCCCATCCATGATTATTTTTGTCCACAATCTTTTCTTTAAGGTTCTGATTGATCTGTGTCGCCTCACTAAAATCAGCAAATCGCAGACGTTGCAATTCCCACCAAAGCCATGAACAACACTGGAAAACTGTAAGCAATGGATGCGCAGGATCTTGCCATAGTTTACTATTAAGTTGCTCATAGCAAGCAAAATCACGCCCCGGCTGTCCCGGAGTCAGTACTACACCTTGCTCGGTCATCAAATCCGCTATACTCATCAGGCCCTTGCTGTCCCGTGCCTCTTGGGTCCGATTCCATAAGCTTGGATCGGCCACAATCTTAAGGTAATCGTTGTAGTATGGACAATTTTTAATGCCTTTGGCTAATGCCTTGTACCCTTTCCGTGCACGGAAAGCCTTATCTGACTCATCATGCTTTTTGGGAGGCTCGTAATACTCCCAGATAATCTGAATATTATCGTCTCCATCCTGCGCCAACAACTCAAAAGCAGACGGATTGCGAGTACCATAGTCAAGGCCGGCTATCAATCTGAGTCCCTGGACCTCATAGGGCTGTATAAATATCTGGTCCTGATATTGAAGTAAGTAGGGAAATAGGAGCTGGCCACCGTGAGCATCGAAGTCGATTTCCATCTCTTTTAGCCAGCGCGGATCAGTTTTGCCCTGGTAGCCTTGGAATTCGGTGGTTAGCCAAGTTGCACCTTGCGGAGTATCCGGGTCTTTGTCAGGATCAGCTGAATAATGAATACGCACCATGCGTATTCCTTCGGAGCTAATCCCGGTTGTGATGCCTTTATGTTCTGTTTGTGTTAACATTTCAACATACTCTTTGAAAAATGTCTGCGAATGCTCCCGGATTAGCTGATGATATCGCTATTAATTGTCCGCCCTGCTTTGCAATCGGAAGCATAGCAGTATACGCAGAATTGAATTCCGGCTGGAAGCAAGCTTCATCTGAGATCACGAGCGAAGGCGTATAACTGCGTATTTGATCTGCACCTTCAGGAATACCAACGATTTTTGAACCATTAGGAAACAACAATTTCCCATATGCAGGCTCAATCCCCTCATCCTGTAACCAAAAAGGCAAATGCTTCTCGATGAAGGATATTCTGGCTGCATTCCAATTTTTGCCAGACCGGCCACCGTTGAACACGAGATTCACCGCATCTTCCTCTTTTTTGGATTGGAGAAAAATCAGTCTATGAGGCGCTGACTTGGCCACAAACAGCGCATAAACGCAGCACAGCCACGTCAACATAATCTGCCTGGACTTGGCTATAAAATAGATAGACTGTAGTTTTTTGTACCACATATCCAACAGATAAGCAATATGAGGCTTATCGGGGAACGGCTTAACTGGGTAGTTCTCGTCGTGTTCGTCTTTGGTCGAAACCCAGGATATAAAACGTCGGGGATGCGATAAGGCATCTATCCTAAGCGCCGAATAGGCCAAGCGGAGATCGGCCTGACTCATATCTTGAGTTTTCGTAATTGTTCTATCTCCTCAGTTGAGAGTGTTGGCAAAAGTGGTGAGCCGTTTTTACCGGTATGCTCAAACTGTTGTTTTTTTAACCATCTCTCCGGGCTCCTATTATAAAGAAAAGTTTTGAGCGCGTTAGTGTCTGGAGGTATATGCCTTTTGACTACTTTAGTTATCACCATTTTTTTTTGGTCTTTTTTGTCAGGTTCAGAATATACCTCATTATAAAAATATCCCTTGAGACGTTTGAGAAGACTGGCTTCAGCTACCGTGATATGATATTTATCGCGCCCATCATCTATGGCCTTTTTGAACTCAGAACATTTTTTTCGCCATCGGTAAATAGTATCTGCCGTAACATCAAAATGCTCTGCCAGATCCTTGACGGAGGCCCCTTTAGCACAAGCCTTTTCAGCCTGTTCTATGTATTTTTCTTTGAGTTTTGAGCCACTCACTCCTTCTCCCTCAATATCCTATCATGAACTATATCTAACGTAGCCAGAGCTTCTTTTTTTGTCCTTTCGCTACATAAAGTAATTTTCCTTTACATTATGGATAGTTATTTGTCAAGTATATCACGCATTCACAATCCATTTTTGTTCTCGATATACCCGCCCTCTCGCCTTGGCCGATGCAAACAGAGGCCCTACCGGATCTTGATAATCATAAACCCTTGGCTTTTTCCCATCTGCCGGCCGCAGGATACGACCGATCGTTTGAATCATCCGACCTTTGAATGAAATCGGCGTGGCCATAAATAAAGTAGACAACCCAGGACAGTCGAATCCCTCACCAATAAGCTGTATTGTGGATATCAAAACATTGACTTTGCCAGTTCGAACCTGCTCGACAATAGATATACGTTCTACAGCCTTTGTCTGACCTGTCAATATGCGGACACTTAAACTATTGTCAAGCAGGTTTGCAAGTGCAAGACAATGCTTAACACGATCAGAAACGACAAGGATAGTCGTCCCCTGAAAAATTCTGGCCTCTCTGAGAATGTCTTGAGCTATTTGGATATTGCGCATCTCATCTTGAGTGAGTGTGCTCAGCATCTTAGAATAATCATTTTTGAACTTATAATGAAAATCCGTCTGCCTAGTGATAATTTTGGGAACCAGGACGGCACCTATATTTTGGAGATTTGAAGAATCTATCTGGTGGACTAGAGGTCCAATGAACCAATGAATTAGCTTGGTTAACCGATCTCGCCTGTAGGGCGTCGCGGACAATCCTAGCATATAACGGCAATCGCAGGCCCGAATAATCGAACCAGCCATCACACAAGGAATCTTGTGAGTTTCGTCACAAATGACCTGACCAAAATATTGAGGCAACTCAAGGTGTTTACAAACCGTGTTAATAATTCCTACGGTCACAGGCTTAATCTTGTACTTACCATCGCCTATCAATCCGGACCCCACCCCCAAAAACTCCGCAATCCTATCCCGCCACTGATACAGAAGTGATTTATTATGCACCAGGATCAACGTCGGCTGACGCCTGGCCGCGATGATTTTAAGAGCTACTACAGTCTTGCCGGATCCAGTTGCGGCACTCAAAACTCCAAAGTCTTTACGCAGAATATCATCCACGGCCTGCTGCTGATAAGACCGCAACTTACCGCTGAATTTAAAATCAACCTCTGGCAAGGTACGGCGGTCATCCTGAAAAGCAATTGACTTGCTTGTAATATCCAGCGCTTGTCGCATAAAGCCGCGAGGGAAGTGGAAACCTCCATCCGTCTCAGACCAAAAGACTAGTTCTTTTTGTAAGTTGCCGGTCCAGCGCCCCTGACGCAATGCTTCCTGGTAGGCCGGATTTTTTATGGTCAATACGGACCGCAACTTTGTTAAGATTTGCGAGTCCGTATTGACCAAGGTACATTGATTATCAAGTAACAATTTCATTCTTTCACAGCATTCAATCCTTTTGCCATTGTTTTTTACCTCCATTTTTTTGTTATCTAACTACCCAATATCTCAAACCTTTTTGTTAAACTTACTTTTTTGCACCGTTTTTGGGCAAAAATTCAGTAATTTGATATTGGCATAACAAATCACCTGTCTTTTTTTTATTCGGTCAAAATATTTTGATACACACCAATTTATCGCTGGATCTTCCCCTCTCTCAAACCGGCTACAGGAGCGACACTCCGAAAGAATTGGCTTTTTTGCACCGTTTTTGGGCAATGTTTGAGGTTTTTTGTGATTATCATACTTAGCCTTGAATTGTTCAGCAAAAGTCATTCCCCCCACCTCTATACTACTCGCGCGCGCGCGTGCGCGAGCACACACATTTGGTTGTAAGATTCTCTCAAACCAGCATAGCACTAAGAAACCCTTGGTTGTATTTTTGGTTGTATTTAGGTTGTATTTAGGTTGTAGATTAATTAGCATAAAAGTTAAGTCCTTAATATCATTATACATATTTGGTTGTAAAACTAACTAAGTGTCTAATATTGTTATATATTATTTTTACAACCAACTTACAACCTGTTTACAACCTGTTTACAACCTGTTTACAACCAAAAATACAACCATGAATATATAATAATAATAATAACTTAGCTGTTTTTTACAACCAAATAAAGGTATACGCGCGCGCGCGCGAGACAAACTACCTTTCGCCTCATTTTTTTCAAAACCCTTACAATTCTCCATTAAATATAGTTTCCTTTTTGATTTTTGAAATATATTGTTGAGATACTTTAAAAATTTTAACAATTTCTTTTTGTGATATATCATCTTTCAAAGCCCGGATAATTTGCTCCCGGATAGCACCTTTCATGTCTTTGAAAATCCAATCAGTTCCGATGAACTCAACGTCAATTGACCGTGCCTTTGGTCCGTAAAGATTCCGTCCTTTTTCAAATCTAATTTCAAATTTAGCTCCCTCCTCTTGAGAATATAAAACGTGTTCTTTCAGACTGATCACCGTATTCATAAAATCTTCACGCTTGCTTGCTCCACGCTGATCGCCTGATTTGCCTGAATGATGGATCAGAAGCACCGCTTTGTTGATGCCTCTCAATTGTAATAACCACTCCTGCATGGGCTCCCAGCCTATAGACTTATTCTCATCGCAACCCCGTTGCAGGACTGACAGGCTATCAATAATGATCAACTCTATATCCTCAGTGATTCCTGCGTTGATTCGTGCCTGGCCCTCTGGTGTACCGATATTAGGTATGCCGTGAATGTTAAGCCCTGCCGGATA